CACAATATATAGCAATACCAATTGAAGTGCTTGTAAAATACAACGAGCAAGGGCAGATTAGACCCGTCAAGGTCATTTTCTCTGATGAAATGTTCGTTGTTGACAGGGTATTTACGGAAAAAACGGTACAACCGCCGTGGGGTGGGTACTCGGTATACGAATATGCGTGTTTACTTAAAGGCAAACGGAAGAAATTGTACTTTGATAAGCAGAACAACAAGTGGTTTGTCGCTAAGGAGTACAATGAATATCAAAATTATGTATTGGGAGGTGTAGGTGATGTGTAAAGATGTAAAGTGTCCTATCTGTGGTAGTCTGCAGAAGCGGCTGTACTTGGAAGAGACAAACGGTTGGTTCGTTTGTTCAGAATGTGGAACAGAGGTAATGATACCGGAAGATGCGAAAATGGTAAAGATACCAATTTATTCCATAAATATTGATAAAGGGTTTGACAAAAAACCCGCTTAGAATATCAAAAATAACGAGATAACGCGGCAGACAGCCGCTGAATCAGGTCGCAAACGTAATCTTTCTACGTGTTCGGAGTTCCCAACCGGCACAATGCAGGGGATTAAATCTAGACGTTAGGCGGCTAGGGAAAAGGAGAGATTTATAATGGCGAAATCTTTAACAATTGAATGTCCGAGTTGCAACATGATGCACTTTCAAGTCGCTGAGTGCAAGGATCTGGTAATCCAGTGTCCAACTTGTGGTGCAACATTCAAGGTGACGGCTACTTGCGAGGATGCGGTCATCAAGGTCAGATTGCCAAAGTCGACGAAGCCTATTAAAAAGGCAAGCGGAACCTGACCGTAAATCCAACAACCAAATATCTTTGAAACCGCTTGCTCCGCAGTGGTCAGTAGGTGTGAAATACCATAAATCCTACGCACGGAAGTAAGCCAGTGTGACGAAACTGGAGTCTATCTACAAGGTAGAGGATATCTAAGCCTCACAGAGCGTTAGCCAACAGGTTAACCCTTTGTGGGGTTTTTTAATGCCCTAAAAGGAGTCCGACGTATGGCGAATGTTATGTGTCGGGCTTTTTTTATACACAAAAAGACGATACAAAATGACACCTAAAAAAGTTTTACTATTTTTTCAAACCTTTCATTAGGTGCAAGGTTTGATTGCGAAAATACAAGCATCAAGAGCAAAGGAGGTGAGAACAGTGCAGTACGCAACAGAGCGTCGACAACAAATATTGGAATACATGTGCGAAAAAAGGCATGAGTCGTGCGCAAATCTGATGAACGAATATGGCATCTCGTACACAACGTTGTACAGAGACCTACAGATACTGCAATGTTCTTACCCGATTTACACAACGCAGGGCAACGGTGGCGGAGTACACGTCGTAGACGGATACTACATGGGGCGCAAATATTTAAAACCGAGCCAAAAGGCGTTACTGGAACAGCTGTCAGCAACGCTCACCGGAGAGGATGAAAAGACTATGCAGGAGATACTCAAAACCTTTGCTCTTGAAATACCTAAAAAGGACTGAGGAATATGAATAACATTCGAGACGGCACGGCAAAAGTGCCAAAGAAGGAAAAGTTGGAGAAACCAATAGTGCCAATGCCTATCAAGGCGAAGCCATATCAGCACCAAGTCAAAGCGTTCAATTTCGCGCTGAGGACACTGGGCGTAGGAGGTAATGATGAAAACAAATTGTGATTATTGCGGCGCGGAAATAGAGCGCAAAGAACCTAAACAGCACAACTTCTGTTGCCGCGAACACATGAACGCTTGGAACAGGGGGAACTGCGATTACAGTCGAATGGCAACAGGACACAAAGCGCTGCACCTGACGGCGTTAAACAAAGCCACAAACGGTTTGGCGAAGATGCCGTTCTCGAACACGAAACACGGCAACTCACGCAAAGCAAGGCGCATTTTGTCGGAATATCTTGGCAGACCGTTGAGGGCGGACGAAGAAGTGCATCACATCAACGGCGACGAAACAGACAACCGCGTGGACAATCTGATACCGATGACACGAAGTGAACACCGACGGTATCACCGGCTGAAAGCACTGTTCGAATACGAGTGGAGAAAGAAGCATGCAAAAGAGTAAGGGCGTGGCATTTCTGATGGACATGGGCACAGGCAAAACGCTCGTAACGATAGCACTAGCAGGCACGCTGTTTCAGCAGAACAAAATACATAAGTTGTTGGTCGTTGCGCCGAAGTCAATTCTATCAGTGTGGGAAGACGAGTTCTTCAAATTCGCGGACTTCGACTATCAGCTGACAGTGCCGGAAGGTGACACACAACGCAAGGCACACACGATAGCCGGACTGCAAGCGGCAGACTTCCTGCAAGTGGTGGTGCTGAACTACGAAAGTGTGTGGCGACTGGAAGACGAAATGCTGAAATGGAATGCCGACATGATTGTTTGCGACGAATCGAGCAAGATAAAGAACCCGAAAGCGCAGTGCAGTAAAACGCTTCACAAACTCGGCAGGAAGTCACAATACAACGTAATTCTGACAGGAACGCCAGTGGTGAATAACCCGCTAGACTTTTTCAGCCAATATAAGTTTTTGGACGAGCAGATATTCGGCGCAAGCTTCTATCCGTTCAGAGCAAAGTATGCAATCATCGGCGGCTACGGAAACCACCAAATCGTAGGGTATAAGAACCTCGAAGAACTGGTAGAAAAGGCGCACTCCGTAGCGTACAGGGTAAGGCTCACAGATGCAGTAGATATGCCCGACACGGAAGACCGCGAAATCTATATTCAACTAGAACCGAACTCGATGCGAATGTATAGACAGATGGAGCAGGAAAGCTATGTCGAACTGATGAACGGAGAAGTGGACGGAAGAAACGTGTTGACGAAGCTGTTGCGGCTGAGTCAAATAACCGGCGGATACGTAACCAACGCGGAGCACGTAGCACAACAGGTCAGTTCTGCGAAGCTTGAAGCACTGGAAGATATACTTGACACTTGTGCTGAGGAACAACGAAAGGTGGTTGTGTTCGTTCGATACCTACCGGAGATTGAAGCGATACGCCGCATGCTCGTAAAGAAAGGAATAAAGCACGCGTTGGTATGCGGAGAGGTCAAAGACCGCGCGACAGAAGTGGCACGTTTTCAGGAAGACAAGGAATGTCTTGTGTTCGTAGGGCAACTGGCTACTACCTCAATGGGACTGACTCTAACCTCATCGTGCGTGGCAGTGTTCTACTCGTTGGACTTCAGCTTCGCCAACTATCAGCAGTCGAGGGCAAGGATATTCCGAATAGGGCAACAGAACAAGTGCATTTACATTCACTTAATAGCAAAAAACACAGTGGACGAGCTGACGATGAAGGCTCTGAAACGCAAAGAATCACTGGCGAAACTAGTGGTTGACAACCCCAAAACAATATTAGTAGGAGAAAACAGATGACAGAAACAAAAATGTTGGAACTCGCAGACCAACTCAAACAACTGCGAGACAGAAAGGCAGACCTGGACTTTGAGACCAAAGAGGTTAACAAGCAAATTGAGGGCGTTGAACTGGATTTGATTCAGGAAATGACGACCGAGGAATGTGAAAGCTTCAAGCGCAACGGTGTGCTGTTCAGCTTGGTGAGGAAGGAATACCCTTCGGCGATACCTGAAATGAAAGGCGAACTGTATGAGGTCATGAAGCAACGCGGCTTCGAGCACTTGTTCACCATCAACACACAGACGTTGCAGGCAACGCTGAAGGAACTGAAAGCGAATAACGATGACCTGATGCCGGAATGGCTTGACGGACTGATACAAATCGCCGAGAAACAATCAATTCAAGTAAGAAAAAAATAAGGAGATAGAACAATGAGCAAAGAGTTAACAGTGAAGGAATCAAAGTATTTGGCAACAAGCAACGGAATGATGGATTTCGCCGAGGAAACAGACGGTTTGACACCGAACTTGGAACGCATCAAGATACCCGCCGGCGGCGGACTTGCATTCGAAGTACCGGGCGACGATCCGAACAGCCCCGACATGGCAAAAGAGTTCGAAGCGGTGATACTGTTCCACCACCCAATCAACACGTACTACAAAGACAAGTACGACGGAAGCAACAACCCGCCCGATTGCGGTTCGATGGACGGAAAGGTCGGCATCAACTCGGACGGTGAAGTAGTTGAGTGTGCAAAGTGTCCGTTCTCGAAGTTCGGAAGCGACGAAGGCGGCAAGGGAAAAGCGTGTAAGCAAAAGCGCAGGCTCTACTTGCTGAGAGAAGGGGAGATGCTGCCGATTTTGATGACACTCCCGACAGGCAGTCTCGGTGAATTCAGCAAATATATTATGCGTTTGTTGAACAAAGGCAAGAAGTCGAGCCAAGTCGTCACGAAGTTCTCGCTGAAAAAGGCGCAGAACGCAACCGGCATCAACTATTCGCAGGCAATGTTCTCGGTTGTGCGAGACCTTGTCGACGAAGAACAAGCGTTCATCGGGAATATGGCACAGCAGGCGAAGTCAATCGCACAAAGTGTCGAGACCGTAGACGAAGGCGAATAACAAAGAAGGGGACGGTAGCGGGTTTCCCGCTACCTTGCCCCAAAGGAGCAACAATGAAAGACGAAAAAATCAATCAACCAAGCCACTATGCAGGGACTCAGATAGAGACGATAAAGTACATCGAGGATAAACTCTCTGTCTCTGGCTTTGAGGGGTATTGTGTAGGTAACATCATCAAGTATGTCTCTCGTTATCGTTTCAAAGGTGGAATTGATGACTTAAAAAAGGCGGCGTGGTACTTGAAAAGGCTAATTAAGACGATGGAGAAGCAATAATAATGAAGAAAGTATACATTTGCTCGCCTTTTAGGGGGCGTAGCGCAAAGGCAACAGAGAAGAATAGACAAAATGCACTGGTATATTGCCGCTTTGCATACGAGCAGAGATGCAATCCGTTCGCTCCACATGCGTATTATCCTGAGTTTTTGGACGATACGACCGCATCTGAACGCAAAGACGGCATGACGATGGCTCAGGAATGGATGTGGGCATTCCAGGAGATGTGGGTGTTCGGAAATGTTATCACACCGGGTATGCGAGAGGAAATCAAACTGGCGCGATTGCTAGACATAAAAATAAGGTACTTCAACGAATTCATGGAGGAAGAGCGGAAATGAACGACTTATTCGAAAAGGTCAGAACTGAAATAAATATTGCCGACGTGTTGGAACGCTATGGCACCCGCATTGACAGAAGCGGTAAAGGTCTTTGTCCTTTTCATAACGACTCAACGCCTTCGTTATCGATTGACAAGAGCACAAACAGATTCAAGTGCTTTGCGTGTGGGGAATCAGGAAGTTCGATAGATTTTGTAGCAAAACTGAAAGGCATGGAACCGCTTGATGCGGCGAAAGAGATAGCGGACAGCTTCGGCATAAGGTACGAGGAAGCAGAACAAAAGAGCAAGAAGCAGACGATAAAGGAATACTTGCGGGAATGTATCGCAAACGTTGGAAAGACGGACTATTTTCAACGTCGGGGGCTGAGCGCGGCAACAATAAAGAAGTATTGCTTAGGCTACGACACCTGGCGCAAGTCGGTGGTCATACCGTACAGTTCGAAACTCGAATACTATCAGAGCCGCGGCACTGTTGAAAAGACGTTCTTCAAGCCAAAGACAGAGGATGCAGGAGTAGAGCCGGTCTTTAATACAGAAGCTTTGTCAGGCAAGAGCAAATGCCCTGTCTTCGTGGTCGAATCGCCAATCTGTGCGCTGAGCATAATGCAATGCGGCGGAGTAGCAGTGGCGACGTGTGGAACTGGTGGTTGGCGCAAGGTTGCTGAAGCGGCGGAGAAAAGCAAGATACAAGGCGGCTTGATACTCTGTTTCGATAACGACGAACCGGGGCGCACTGCATCAAAGAGCATGGCTGCCGAACTCTTCGAACACAACATAAAGTACATAGCATACAACGTTGCGGGCGAATGCAAAGACCCGAATGAGCTTCTGATGAAAAGCGCACAGCAACTCGAAGCGAATGTAAAGGCGGCGAAACTCGAAATGAGGAAGCGGTATGCAACGGACAAGGACAGCTTCGATGCCTACGACTTGGTGAACGAAACGCTGGCACCTATCACGTGGATCGTGGAGAACCTACTTCCAACTGGCTTGGCTATGTTGTGTGCGCCGTCGAAGTATGGCAAATCGTGGATGGTGTTGCAATTATGCCTAGCCGCTGCCGAAGGGAACTCGTTTCTTAACTTCAAAACGGTGAAATGCGAATGTTTGTACTACGCACTTGAAGACGGAAAAATCAGGTTGCAGGACAGACTGAAAAAGATGCTCAGAAACAAGACAGCACCACGCGGTATTCACTTTGTCATCAAGGCAGACACATTGGAGACTGGGTTGCTCGATAAGATAACCGAAGAACTGAGGACGTTTCCGAACATCAAGTTGGTCATCGTTGATACATTGCAGAAGGTACGCGGCAAAATGTCTAAGGACGAAACGCTATACGGCAATGAGTACAGAGAAATGGCGGCGGTGAAGGACTTTGCGGACAAGAACAAGATATGCGTGCTCTTCGTACACCACCTGCGAAAAATGGCAGACGAGGGCGACGTGTTCAATATGATAAGCGGCAGTACCGCTTTGATGGGCGCGGCAGACACGATACTCATCATCTCAAAGAAAAAGCGCAACGACCAAAACGCAACGTTTTCTGTAACAGGACGAGACATACAGCAAAGCGACTTGGTTATAGCGTTCAATCAGGCAGACTATAAGTGGGAAGTTGAAGGTACCGCAGAGGAAATAGCCGAAAGGCGTGAGCGCGAGGAATATGAGAACAACGTATATGTGAAAACGATAAAGGAACTTGTTCGAAGAAACCCTGTCGGCGGTTGGAGCGGCTCGGCGGCGGACTTGATGAAGGCAGTGTACGACATAACAGGACAGCAGGTCGCAGATTCGGCATCATCGGTCGGAAGACAAATCACCAAGTTTGACTACAAACTGCACTGCGACGATATTGAGCACAAAGCATCACGTAGCGCAAGCAGAGCACATACGTTCAAGCGCATAGACCGAAGCATTCCGTATTGCAGGCAGAGTAGCCTGTATGACAACGATGATGAATAAGCGTCGTTTACAAAACAAAGTGTCGCAAGCGTCGAAGCGTCGTAACAACCCCTACGCGACGGGAGGTTAGTGTCGTAAGTGTTGGAAGTGTCTTCTTCGACGCTTCGACACTAACGACAGATACTTTTACAGGAAGTATAAATGCAGGGAGACAATATGAACGAAAGCGATTTGGTGAAAAAGATAAAGGACTATTTGAAAACCATAAAGGACTGCTTTTACTGGAAAGAGCACGGCGGTCAATACGGAACGGCAGGCATACCCGACATAATTGTCTGCTACAGGGGAAGGTTTCTAGCCTTCGAATGCAAGGTCGGGAAAAACAAGGCAACCGCACTTCAAGAACTGACAATACGACAGATTGTGAAGGCAGGCGGGTACGCACTCGTAGTCAGGAGTGTTGAGGAAGTGAAGCAAATAATCGAAGCATTTATAGGAGAATGAGCAATGTTTGAGAAGGAAATAGTGAATCGCTTAATCATAACGGAAGAAGCGCGGGTGGACTATCAGGAGATAGACAAAAACGCAGTGCTACCGTTTAAGGATATGGTAGAGGAACTAAGTGAATACATAGACAATATGAATAAAGGCGGTCGTCTTACATGGCAACACTATTTCCGAGCAACGTACTACGATGAGGGCTTGGATAGAATGCTGATGCTATTCTGCTACCGACACAAAGAGGTTGACGGAATACAACTGTGGCTTCTGCGAGGGATATGCGAGGAAAAGGACTGGACAGAGGAAATGGAAGACTGCGGGCAGATCAGGTCGTGGGTGATGACAGAACTCTATCCGACCGACGAATATGACTGGGTAGAGGAATACAACAAAAGGCGCGCTGAGGAACAAGCGTATCAAGACGAACTGGATAAGGAGAACAAAAAATGCAGACGAAAGAAACGATAAAGGAGATGTTGAAGGACTACCGCACGTTGAATACCAAGTGTAAGGTATTAGCGGCGACAGGGAAAACAACGCCGGAAACAGAATTGTTTGCATTAGTCGTGAAGTGTATCAGCGGACTTGATGACGAAAGCAGAGACATAATCGAAAAGGTGTACATGACCGGAATGTCAATAAGGGAATACGGAAAGAGGAATTATATGAGCCGGATGACCGTTTGCAGGCGAATTGAAACGGCGGCGGAAACAATTGCGGAGTGCCTAAAATAAGATGGGACAAAGTGGGACAAAACGAGACAACCGCGTGACAAAAAGTGACAAACCGTCCGTATAATAAGGTTGTAAGCAAAAGGGAAGCGGCTTTCGTCGAAAATCGGCAATCCGTTTTATAGGAGAAAACACACAGGGAAGCGGCGGCTCCCCTTTTTGTTTGCACAAAAGCAGGAGGAACAGGACATGCCAAGGAAACCAAAGACTCCTTGCAGATACCCTGGCTGTCCTCGACTAGTTGAAGGCGGCAGTTATTGCGAGGAACACAAAAAAGAGATAACACGACAATACAACACATACGAGCGCGACAAGGTAGCTCAACGCTTCTACCAATCGGAAGAGTGGAAAGCAACCCGCCGCCGCAAATTGCAGATAACTCCGCTATGCGAAGAGTGCATGCGACTAGGAAAACTGACGAAGGCAACGATGGTTGACCACATAAAACCGATAAAAGAGGGCGGCTCACCGCTAGACCAAGACAACCTGCAAAGCCTTTGTTGGAGTTGTCACAGCAGAAAGTCGGCGCAAGAAGGAAGCAGGTGGGGAAAATGAGTTATAAACGCGGAATTGAGAATACGCACCGGGCAATATATGAAGGCGCGGGAGCGTGGGACATACCACAACTGAAAGGAACAGATAGTATTGATATTGTTAACTGGCAGTTCTCTAAAGGAGGTGTATGTGTAGGTTATAACTACTGCAACTCTCTCTTGAAAAAAGATGTTGATTGTAAAGAAATTGGCGTTCATTTCTTCCTAGAAGACTACCAGTTTGAGCGGCTATGGCAACGACCGAGCGAATATATCAGCACATTGAGCAACTTCAAGTTCGTTATGAGTCCTGATTTCAGCCTATACACAGACCACCCTAGAGCGGTTCAGGTGTGGAATCACTACAAAAAGCATTGGATGGGACGTTTTTGGGAAAGAAACGGACTGATTGTAATACCTACAATCTGTTGGTCTGACAGCAGGAGCTTCGACTGGTGCTTTGATGGCGAACCAAAGAATAGTATTGTGGCGATAAGCACGAAAGGTACGCAAGGAGATGCACTGGCAAAGGAGCGTTTCTACGCGGGATATTATCAGATGATGAAGCGGCTCGAACCGACGACTGTCATGTTGTTTGGGAAGAACCCAGGAGCACTGGACGGAAACATAATCGAAATGGGGTATGAGTTTGACGATTGTATGAGCAGGAGGAAATAGCATGGGCGGACGTGGAGGTGGAAGCGGGCGCGGTGGCGGCGCAGTAGCCGGAATGTCGCGTGCTGACAGAGAGAAGGTAGGACAACTGGCACCCGATTATGTCGGATATCAGAAGGCACTACAGATGCTGTCGAAAGAGACCGGCATACCACTGGAGGAAGTGGACAAATACTACTCGGCGTTATCGTCATATTTCGGAAGTGGGTACACAGGCATACGTGCAGGCAAGCCGCCTTCGGAAGCAATGAAAGGTAAGCTGATAGACCAAGTCATCAAGAAAAGTCGTGTCTATAACGGAACCATATACCGAGGAATACACCTCAGTGATGCAGAGTGGCAGTCGTGGCAGAAAGGACTGGTCAAGGGTGGCACAATAGATATGAAAGGAATCAGCAGTTGGAGTAGTAAGCAAAGCGTGGCAACTAGCTTTGCAAAGACCTATTCAGGTTCGGGACAAAGCGTAATATTTAAGGTAAAGAGCACCAGTCACGCCGCACCGGTACAGCATCTATCGCATTTCGGTAGTTCGGAAGCGGAAGTGTTGGCACCGTCAACGGTTAAGTACAAAATAAGCAGTTATGTAACAAAGGGAAAAGTAATCTACGTTGACCTGACGGAAGTAGCATAAGGAGGTACAAGGCTATGGCAAAACAAGAAACTATTGGAAATCGTTGGGGACAGGAAAAACCGCCTGTCATAAAACCACCGAAGAAACCGAGCAAACCTACGACAAAAAAATAGGGGGTTTTGAGTGACTTTCCCTTCCTCTTTTTGAGGGGGAGGGGGAGTCAAATCTCTGACGGTTTAACACAGAAGAGCGGGGCGCGAAACACACGCGAAAAAAAACCGAAATCAAGAAGGGTATAAGGGGCTACCCTTATACAAAGTATAAGAAAACGGAAATTTTTTGAAAAATAATCAAAAGTTTTCAAGTTTAGGAGGAAATATGGCAAACGGACACGGTGGAGCGCGAGTTGGCGCAGGCAGGAAAAAAGTGCCCGTTGCGGACAGGGTGAATGACGACCTATACAAAAAGAAAATTGAAGTGATAAAGGTCGATGCAGAACTTGTTGGAGCGGAAATGCCTGAGCCAAGCAAGTATCTTACGCAACAGACGAAAGGTGCAAGCGAAAATATAGGGAAGGAAGTCTTCGAGAAGACGTGGAAATGGTTGCAGGAACGCGGTTGCGACAAGATAATCAATCCGCAAATAGTCGAGCAGTACGCAATGTGCGTTGCTCGTTGGATACAAGCAGAGAACGCTGTTCATACGTTCGGTTTTTTGGCAAAGCACCCGACAACGGAAATGCCGATTGCCAGTCCTTACATAAAGATATCGCAGGATTTTTTGAAGCAAAGCACGAACTTGTGGCTACAAATCTATCAGGTGGTAAAGGACAACTGCACAGAACCGTATGGCAAGGATGAGACCGATCCGATGGCAATTTTGCTCAATCACCAACCACACGGAGGTAGTAAAAAATGAACATAGAAAAGATAGGCGTTGAACGCCTCAATCCTGCGGCATATAATCCGCGCAAGGAACTGAAGGCGGGGGATGAAGAATACGAGAAGCTGAAACGTTCAATAGAGACGTTCGGCTACGTAGAACCAGTAATTTGGAACAAACAGACAGGGAACGTAGTTGGCGGACACCAAAGACTGACGGTAATGAAAGATATCGGATACAAAGAGGTCGATTGCGTGGTCGTTGACCTCGATGAAACACACGAAAAAGCGTTGAATGTTGCCTTGAACAAGATACAGGGCGAATGGGACAACGACAAATTGAGCGCATTGTTAACGGACTTGGACGGCGCGGCATTCGACGTGAGTCTGACTGGTTTCGATGCTGCCGAAGTGGACGAGCTGATGGACTCTTTCTACTCGCACGAAGCAGTGCAGGATGAGTTCGATATTGACAAAGAGCACGAAGAGGTTGTAGCCAAAGGCGCAGAGACAAAGGTCGGCGATATTTGGAAACTAGGCGAACACAGGCTCATGTGCGGGGACAGTACAAACGACAAGGACTTCGCAAAGCTGATGCGCGGCAAGAGAGCACAGATGGCTGTGACCTCACCACCTTACGGAGTAGGAAAGGACTACGAGAAAAAGGGTATAGAGCCGTGGCGCGAAACGATGAAACCAGTGATAAAAAATCTGACAAAGTACGCAGGTATTGTATGTTGGAATATCATTGATTTATACAGCACCGGCACGCAGTTCATTGAACCTACGAACGCATATTCGACAGAGATGTTCGCCGAGCGCGGATACAGACCTTTGTGGATAAGAATATGGAAAAAACAAGGTATGAACTTCGGCGTGGGACCCTATCACTTGGTAACGAATAAGCCTGTGCAACAGTACGAATACATCACCGCATACGGCAACAACGCGGAACCTGAATACAACGACCAAGAATATGTATGGCTCAGCGCGTTTGCGGCACACAGCTTCCAATTTGTGAAGCGGTTGTCAAAGGAAGAACGCAAGAAGTGGGGCTATGCAGGAATATGGGAGATGGCGACGGTCAAGGCAAACAAAGAGCACCCCGCAATGTACCCAGTTGAACTGCCGTGGAGATGCATCAAGATGCACAGTGACAAGGACGAAATAGTGCTAGAACCGTTTTGCGGTAGCGGCACAACGATTATTGCCTGCGAACAAACAGAACGCATCTGCTATGCAATGGAAAGAAGCCCCGAATACTGCGACGTTGCAGTAAAGCGTTGGGAAGAATTCACAGGGCAAAAAGCAGAACTTATACGAGAGGAATAATATGGAAAAGAGAGTAATGACGGCGGAAAGCGTAACTTGCGGACATCCCGACAAGTTGGCAGACCTCATAGCAGACACGATACTTGATGCCTGCTTGGAGCAAGATATTGACAGTCATGTTGCGTGTGAAGTCCTGCTATCGGACACAAATGTGTTCGTAGTCGGAGAGTTGTCATCTTCTCCCGATGTGGATTTTGATGCTTTGATACGAGAGGTCATAGAGGAAGTCGGCTACGATACGAGCGATTTAACGATAAAAGTGGCATTTCATAAGCAAAGTAGCGACATTTCGCAGGCGGTTGAGCAAAAAGAGCAGGGTGCAGGCGACCAAGGTGTAGTATTTGGGTATGCTTCTGATGAAACTCTCTCTTTCCTGCCTCTTCCAATAGAACTGGCACATCGATTGACCGACAGACTTACATACTGTCGAGAAGAAGGAATAATAAAGGGACTGCTGCCGGACGGAAAGTCTCAGGTGTCGGTTTCATATAAGGACGGCAGAATTGACAAGATTCAATCGGTTTTGATATCAGCACAACACGAAGAATCAAAGAGAATCGACGAATTGAAGAAAGACATTCGGGAAAAGGTCATTGATTTTGTGTTCAGGGACATACCTTTCGGTGACGATACGGAAGTAATCATCAATCCGAGTGGGCGTTTCGTGCTCGGCGGCTTCAAGGCGGACAGCGGTCTAACTGGCAGGAAACTGATGGTTGACAGCTACGGACCCGAAGCACACCACGGCGGCGGAGCATACAGTGGCAAGGATGCAAGCAAGGTTGACAGGAGTGGCGCGTATATGGCGCGATATATCGCAAAGAACATAGTCGGCGCAGAACTGGCAAACAAGTGCGAGGTGGCAATTTCCTACGCGATAGGGAAGGCAGAACCGACAAGTGTGGATATCAATACGTTTGGAACGGCAAAAACTGATGATGAATTGATAAAGAGGGCGGTATTGAAGGTGTTTGACCTAAGACCGGCGAAAATCATTGAAGCACTAGACCTAAAACAACCGGTCTATGCACAAACGGCAGTAGGTGGGCATTTCGGTAAGGACTATCTTATGTGGGAACAATTGAATAAGGTAGAAGAACTGAAGGCGGCAGTAGCAGAAGCTTAACGACCGCGACCTATGAGAAAATCGACTGAGCAATTGAGATACTGAGCAACGATAACAATGCTCTCAAAGTTGGGAACGCGCTGTTCGAGCAACCATTTGGAAACGGCGGCGCGACCAACATTGCAATCCTTTGAGAGACGGTAAGAGGTGAGGTTACGTTGTTGCATAAGAAGTTGGAGTTGATGAGCAAACGTGCAGGGCGGATCAAGGCGAACAAGTGTCGGATAATCGGACAAGCCAATCATAAAGTCGATGGGCACGTTGAAGTAGTCGGCTATTCTTATAAGGCTATCGAGCGACGGCATGAACTCGGCTGTTTGCCAACGTTTAATAACGGAATTGTTAATTCCTGAACGCTTTGATAGTTCGAAGACGGAAATATCGCTTCGAATGAGTTGTTCGGTTATAAAATCGCCAAAATTCGACAAAAAATCCATAAATTAGTACCTCTTTTCATAATAATTTTCGCATACTGGATACTAAAATACTTGCAGTTAGCATACTGGATACGGTATAATGAAGCCAGTAAATCAAAAGGAGGTACACGTATGGTTAGCGACTTACTATTTGCACTTGGCGAAGCGGCTATTTTGGATGTTGAAGAAGTTGAAAACGTTACATATCCGCGCGGCGAAGAAAGTCCGACAGAGTTTGTAATAGAAACGAGAAACAATAAGAAATACAAGCTCACGTTGGCATTGATAAACTAAGTTTACCATACAAAAGATAAAGCATGACGAAAGAAGAAATAATAGATATCGTTATTGAAGCAATGAATGAAAAGGGTGTTTTGGCAGGCAGTCATAAGATACAAAACGGAAAGGGAGTGCAAGTCAAAACAACCGACGGCACATACTTTAATATAGGTATGTCAGAAGTCAAAAAGGGCAACGGATACATAGTTGAAAAACTAAAATAAGCGTTACCGAGAAAGACGCGTAAAACCACATCTGAAAAGGTGTGGTTTTTTGTTGGCAAAAACGGCTGAAAAGCCTTTATTTACTTGGTTTTGCGGGTGTTTCGACACCCCCAAAAATTCTTTGAAAATATTGTGTTTTTCTTCGGTTTTTCCCTAGACTTATGCGATTCTTTGTGGCATTGTTTGTCCTACCAAAAGGACAGGAGGTAAACACCATGAAAACACAAAGATTCGGACTGGAAATCGAGTTCACAGGCATAACGAGAGGAACGGCGGCAAACGCCATAGCAAAGACCCTCGAATCGTATGCAAACTACGTCGGCGGCGGATACAGCGCATACGAGGTAAAAACAGCGGACGGCAGAAGATGGAAGGTAATGAGCGACTCAAGCATACAAGGCGAGAACGCAAGCGGAATGGCGGGCGGCGACTACAACTGCGAGTTCGTAACACCGATATGCACCTACGATGACATCGAGCGCATACAGGAAATCGTAAGAGCGATAAGGAAGGCGGGCGGCAAGGTCAACGACAGCTGTGGAATACACGTACATATCGATGCAAGCGGACACACGGCTAAGAGCCTGAGAAACCTGGCGAACATCATGGCAAGCAAAGAGACACTGCTGTTCCAAGCACTCGAAGTCAACCCCTCAAGATACAACAAATGGTGCAAGAAGGTCGACGACAACATGCTCACAAAACTGGACAGCAGAAGACCGAAGACACTCGAAGAAGTCAAGAGAATATGGTACAACGGCGACACGAACAGATGCTACAGCCACTACGATAACAGCAGATACCATGCACTCAACCTGCACGCGGTATGGCAGAAGGGGACGGTCGAGTTCAGAATGTTCAACAGCACGCTGCACGCGGGCAAGGTCAAAAGCTACATACAGCTGTGCCTAGCAATAAGCGCACAGGCGAAGAGACAGAACGGCGCATGCAGAAAAGAGACGGTCAGCACGAATCCGAAATACACCTTCAGAACATGGCTCATAAGACTCGGAATGAACGGCGATGAGTTCAAGACTGCAAGGCTACACCTACTGGCGAACCTCGAAGGCGACATAGCCTTCCACGACGGCAGAAGAGCGGCATAAGGAGAGAAACGATGAAATACATAGCATACGGAAGCAACTTAAACCTCAAACAAATGGCACGCAGATGTCCCACCGCTACGGTGGTGGGCACTGGGTGGGTGCCGAACTATCAACTGACATTCAGAGGGGTAGCAACGATGGAACCGATGGACGGCGCGAGAACGCCAGTCGCAGTGTGGGAGATAGACAAGGCGGCAGAGGTCGCACTCGACATCTACGAAGGATACCCGCACTTGTATCGGAAGGAAACGGTCAAGGTTGAGTGTAACGGAGAGGTCATGGATTGTATGGTCTATCTGATGAACACAGGACGACCAAGCCTACCGAACATACACTACTACCGAACGATACAGGAAGGATACCACGATGTCGGAATGGACGAAGGCTATCTAATAGGGGCAATCGAAGACACAGAGCGCAGAATAAAAGAAAACTAAATAGTAAGATTAAACGACAGAACGGACACATAAAGTGTTCGTTCTTTCATTTCGAGGGGCAAATATGGAAATACGAAAAATCACAGTTGACAAGCTGAAAGCGGCTGAATACAACCCTAGGAAAGACCTTCAACCGGGAGACGAAGAGTTCGAAAAGCTGAAACGCTCAATCGAAGAGTTCGGGTACGTTGAACCAGTAATATGGAACAAGCGAACCGGCAACGTTGTGGGCGGGCATCAACGCTTAAAGGTGTTGAAACACTTAGGACACACCGAGGTCGATTGTGTGATATTAGACATAGACTTACAGAAGGAAAAAGCACTGAACATCGCGCTGAACAAAATCAGCGGCGAATGGGACGATACGCTTTTGACGGCATTGTTGAAGGACTTGTCGGACAGCGGCTTTGACACAACGCTCACAGGCTTCGATATGACTGAGGTCAGCGAAATGTTTGACGACGAGAGTGACATCGTAGAAGACGTTGTGCCCGAGGTCGAACAGGAAGAAGGGAAACGACCGTTCACGGCGCAGGGCGACGTATGGGAGCTCGGTCGGCATCGTTTGATATGTGGGGACAGCACAAAAGACAAGGACACCAAGCGTCTGATGAATGACAAAAAAGCTGACATTTATCTGACAGACCCACCTTACAACGTGAACTATGAGGGCGGCACCGGACTGTCAATACAGAACGACAACATGAGTGAGGAAAACTTCGTTCGTTTTCTTTCTGCGGCATTCGGGAGCGCACGCAAGGTCATGAAGGACGGAGCGGCTTTCTACATTTGGCACGCAGAGAGTCAGGGTGGAGCGTTCAGGCGTTGTTGCACAGAGCAACTGGGCAAGGTACGACAAATGCTCATTTGGAACAAAAACTGCTTCACGTTAGGAAGAAGCGATTACCAGTGGAAACATGAAGCTTGCATCTACGGTTGGACTGACGGCGCGGCGCACTATTTCATAGACGACCGTTCACAGTCGACTGTGTTTGAGGACAAAAAGATAGATGTGGCGAAACTGAAAAAAGAAGAGATGCGCGACTTATTAAAGGAAATGCTCAGCGATAAAATCTCAACGACGGTCATCAACGAAGACAAGCCGGCGAGGAATGCAGAGCACCCGACAATGAAGCCTTTGAAACTCCTTGCGCGGCTCATCAAGAACAGCAGTAAGGTCGGGGACATTGTGCTCGACAACTTCGGCGGAAGCGGAAGCACGCTCATAACGTGTGAGCAATTTAACCGCACATGCTACACAATGGAGTTAGATCCGAAGTACGCAGATGTCATAGTAAAACGATACCTGAACTTCACGAAAGCAGAGGAAATAACGCTTATTCGAGAGGGTAAAAAGAAGGTTGTAAAATCTTCTGAAATTCTTTCGATTTAGGGCGTTTTTCCCTAGACTTATTGTGTTCTTTCCGCTATTGTTTGTCCCACCAAAAGGACAGGAGGTCACAAACATGATAGGAAACGTAATAAGCCAAATAAAGTCGAACAGCAAACAGCCACAGGCGGAAGTCGGAATGGGATGCACGGTGTGTGCATGGTCAGACAGATATGCCTGCACAATCATCGAGGTATCGAAAAGCGGCAGGACAATCGTATGTCAGCGCGACAAGGCAACGCGCACGGACAACTGGGGAATGAGTGACTGCCAAGAATACTCATACGAACGCGACCCGAACGGAATGACATTCACAATGTGGTTTAACAAGCACGGTCGGTGGGTAGAAAAGGGATGCCCTGACGGGTACAAATGTTACCTCGGTAGCAGAGACGAATACTACGACTACAGCTTCTAAGGGGGGTGAAATATGAATAACTCAGTGTACATGACAAAAAAATTAGCAGAAGACTTAGCGGCAGACAGCGGCTTTCATATAGAAGTGCTGAATGCGCTTCTGCGGTACATGGAAAAAGACTATGGCGATGACCTAAGTGAAGCGGACAAATCCTCAAATGAAAACGCGCTCAAAAATGGCGGGCAATTGATTGCCGCATACCATACAAGCAGAGGAAACGTGCTTATCATAACGGATGACACAAAGTCCGCAAAAAAAACAACGACTGTATTGTACGCGAGCGAATACTGAGGTGATAATATGACAAAAATTAAAGTAACCTTTGACAGCGGGGGACCCAGTGGAAACATATACTCAATACTCGCGGAGGTGAGAGCCGTCTTGCGAGCCGAACGACGAATAGTCGAGTACAACGACATGCGGGACGAAGTGTTCAAAGCACATAGCTACGCGGCGGCACTCAAAGTCATTCGAGAACATGTGGACTTAATCGACGTAAGCGGAAGATACTAAGCAAAAGAGCAATCGGAAACGGTTGCTTCTTTTTTAGGAGAGAAAATGAGCGAGATACAAAATAAGACACATTACGACAAATCTCGCGCAGACAGAGCCGTTGCATTCATCAGCATGCTCAAGCACACAAAAGGTGTGTGGCATGGCAAACCGTTTGAACTGTTGCCGTGGCAAGAAAAGATTATCAGAGACATATTCGGGACTGTGAAGGAAAACGGATACAGGCAGTATAACTACGCCTATGTTGAGATACCAAAGAAACAGGGCAAATCAGAACTTGCGGCGGCGATAGCACTTTACATGATGGCAGGAGACGGCGAGTGGGGCGCAGAGGTTTATGGATGCGCCGCAGACCGGCAACAAGCAAGCATCGTCTTCGATGTAGCGGTAGACATGGTGGAGCAGTGCCCCGCATTGAAGAAGAGAATCAAACCGTTACTATCGCAAAAGCGATTGGTATATACGCCGTTGAATAGCTTCTATCAGGTGTTGTCAGCAGAGAGCTATACGAAACACGGATTAAACGTGCACGGCGTTGTGTTTGATGAACTACACGCACAGCCGAACAGGCAACTGTATGACGTTATGCTACACGGTTCAGGCGATGCAAGAAAGCAACCTTTGTTTTTTCAGATAACTACGGCAGGCACTGACCGCAATTCGATATGTTGGGAAGTGCATCAAAAGGCGGTAGACGTACTTGAAGGAAGAAAGATAGACCCGACGTTTTACCCAGTAATATACGGAATTGGGGACAATGAGGATTGGAGCAACGAAGAGAATTGGTACAAGGCAAATCCGTCATTGGACGTGACGGTTGACATTGACAAACTGAGGGCGGCATATATGAGCGCAAAAGATAATCCTGCGGAAGAAAACTTATTTCGACAGCTACGGCTCAATCAATGGGTGAAGCAGTCGGTGCGTTGGATGCCAATGGATGCGTGGGATAAGTGTGCATTTGAGGTTGATGATGCCGAGTTGTCAGGACGTGAGTGCTACGCAGGACTAGACTTGTCTTCGAGCACAGATATAACGGCTTTTGTTTTGGTTTTTCCGCCACAATCAGAAGAAGACAAATATGTGATTAAACCGTACTTTTGGATACCGGAAGACACGATAGAACAAAGGGTGCGGCGCGACCACGTTCCTTACGACGTGTGGAAGGCTAAGGGAAGCATATTCAGCACAGAAGGCAATGTCATACACTACGGCTATATTGAAGCGTTTATCGAAGACCTTGGCACCAAGTTCAACATAAAGGAAATCGCTTACGACAGATGGGGTGCTGTGCAAATGTCGCAGAACCTAGAAGGAGCGGGCTTCACGATAGTGCCTTTCGGACAAGGATTCAAAGACATGTCGCCGCCGACGAAGGAACTTATGAAACTGGTGCTTGAACATAGAATAGCACATGGCGGCAATGAACCGCTCAGGTGGATGATGGACAATATATTCGTTAGGACAGACCCGGCGGGAAACATTAAGCCGGACAAGGAAAAGTCAACAGAACGTATTGACGGAGCGGTAGCAACGATAATGGCACTTGACCGTGCAATCAGAAACAAAGCCGCACCGGACAGCGTTTACAACACGAGAGGAATACTTATCATTTGATAATGATAAATATGGCGAATTCGCCACAATAACAGGAGGAAAAATGGGATTGTTTTCAAAGCGAAGCAGAGATAAGCCTGCGGAAGAAAAACGCGCAGTAGATGCAAAAATGGACGAGTTTATTCGTGGCGTTGACGTTGACTATAACGGCGTGTCAAGCGGCGTGCAAGTGGACGAAATACGCGCAATGCAGACCTCAGCGGTATATGCATGCGTGAGGGTACTTGCAGAAACAGTGGCAAGTTTGCCGCTTTGCTTATTTCGAAGAGACAAGGAAAGCAATGCAAAGGCAACAGAGCACCCGCTGTTCGAAGTCTTACACGATTTGCCAAATAACGAAATGACGAGTTTCAATTTTAGAGAGGTTATGATGACCTCTCTTTTATTATACGGAAATGCATATGCGCGAATCATACGAGACAAGGCAGGACACGTAAAGGAACTGTGGTATTTGAAACCTAACTTGATGGAGGTTGAAAGAGACCAAAACACGAAGAAAATCAAATACACCTATTCGGACGACAAGGACAACAAAACGTATGTCTACAAGCCGGAGCAGGTATTTCACGTAGTTGGTCTTGGCTATGACGGCGTAAAAGGTTTGTCTCCGATAGACCAAGCGCGGGAAGCAGTTGGGCTGGCACTGGCAACGGAAGAGTATGGTGCTCGTTTCTTCGGAAACGGAGCGCGACCAGGGGGCGTGCTAGAACACCCGGGGGTAGTCAAAGAACCGGAGAAACTACGCGAAAGTTGGAATCGGGTATATCAGGGTACCAAGAACAGCAACAAAATCGCTGTGCTTGAAGAGGGTATGAAGTACCACGAAATAGGGTTGTCACCTGAAGCAAGCCAGTTCCTTGAAACGCGCAAATATCAGCTGAACGAAATCTGCCGAATATTCAGAGTGCCGCCACATTTAGTGGGCGACCTTGAACGAAGCACATTCAGCAACATAGAGCACCAGTCGATTGACTTTGTAACACATACGATAAGACCGTGGCTAGTTCGGTGGGAGCAGGCAATATACAGAAGCTTGCTGAACGAACAGGAGCGACAACTGTATTACGCAAAGTTCAACGTGGACGGTTTGTTGCGCGGCGACTTTGCAACAAGAACGCAAGGCTACGCTACGGCAAGGCAGAACGGATGGATGAGTATCAATGAAATCCGAGCATTGGAGGAAATGAACCCGATATCCGAAGAGCAAGGTGGAAATGCGTACTTGGTCAATGGCAACATGGTCAGCGCAGGACAACAAAATATAGAACAAGGAGGAAACGATGGAACAGGGCAAAAAGGAAATTAGAACATTGCCTTTTGTGGAACTCAGAGTCAACGATGACGGCGGCGAGAATTTCATAGAGGGACATGCGGCAGTATTCGACAGTTGGTCTGAGACACTCGGTGGCATCTTCCCGTTCAAAGAAAAGGTGAGGAAGGGTGCGTTTATGGACAGTCTTGGACAAGATGACATACGCGCTCTTTTCAATCATGACCCGAATTATGTGCTCGGCAGGAACAAGGCAGGCACCTTGAGTTTGACCGAAGACGAAAGAGGGTTGCTTGTGAAAATCTTGCCTCCGAATACAACTTGGGCGAAAGACCTGAGGACTTCGATTGGACGTGGCGATATCAACCAAATGTCGATTGGCTTTGTTGTCGAGGAAGACGAATGGCGATATGAGGATGGCTATGACGTGAGGGAACTCAAAAAGGTCAAGCTGTATGACGTATCGCCAGTAACATTCCCCGCATACACGGCAACGGATGTCGGCGTTCGTGCGATGGAAAGCTACAACGAGTACAGAGCAAAGCAAGCCGAGGAGCAACACACAGCGGACAAGCTTGCTGCCGAAGCAAAAGAAAAGCAGAAGCTACAAACACTTATCAACAAATTCAAAAACATATAGTGGAGGAAACACAATGAATATTAAAAAGGTCATGGAAATGGAAGCAAAAAGAGAAGACTGTCGCTTGAAGGCGATGGCAATTCTTCAGAAGGCAGAGGATGAATCACGATTCCTGAGCGACAGCGAAAAGGAAGCAGTGGACAAACTCGAAACGGAAATCAGGAATTGGGACGAAAGCATTACTCGTTCAAAGAAAATGCTTGCCTACGAACCTGAGGATGCGCAGGAAGCAAGAAACGAAGAACCCGAAGTAAAGAGTGCACCTTCCGACACCACCAAGAGATTTGCAAGCTTGGGCGAGCAGATGATGGCGGTCTATCGTTCGGCGGCACCGGGCGGCAAGGTTGATGCTCGTCTTTCGAACAGAGTGGCAAGCGGCGCAAACGAAACCACACCCAGTGATGGTGGCTTCCTCGTTCAGCAGGACTTCGTCAGCACGCTGTTGAAGCGCACATACGAGACAGGCATTCTCGCAAGCAAGGTCAAGAAGATACCTATCTCATCGGGTAGCAACGGTTTGAAAATCAACAGCGTTGATGAAGAGAGCCGCGCGAATGGCAGTCGTTGGGGTGGCATTCAAACCTACTGGGAAGGTGAAGCAGACGAGATTACCGGAAGCAAACCCAAGTTCAGACAGATGGAGTTGTCGCTCAAGAAACTGACTGGTCTGTGCTATGCAACCGACGAACTTTTGCAGGATGCCGCCGCGCTTGAAAGCGTTATCAGAGAAGCATTTGCAGAGGAGTTCGGTTTCAAAATCGACGATGCAATTCTTGCAGGTACTGGCGAGGGTGAACCTCTCGGCATTCTGAACTGCGGCGCACTTGTTACCGTAGCAAAGGAAGCAAATCAGACCGACAAGATTACGGTTGAAAACCTTATCAAAATGTGGAATCGCATGTGGGCAAGAAGCAGAGCGAACTGCGTGTGGTACATCAACCAAGAAATCGAACCGTACCTTTACACACTCAAAATCGGCGATAAACCCGTATATATTCCCGCAGGCGGTCTGTCGGAGAAACCTTACGGCACGCTGTTTGGTCGTCCTGTTGTTCCCCTTGAGCAGTGCTCTGCGGCAGGCGAAGTTGGCGATATCATACTCGCCGATGTCAGCCAGTATTTGCTGATTGACAAGGGTGGCGTTCAGTCTGCAAGTTCGATTCACGTTCGTTTCTTGTACGACGAAAACGTGTTCCGTTTCATCTACCGCGTAGACGGTCAGCCGATTTGGAACAAGCCGCTCATTCCTTATAAGGGAAGCGCATCGGTGTCTCCGTTCGTTGCATTGGCGAAGAGGAACTGACCATGTTCGAGCTTGACGAAGTAAAGGAATATTTGAGGATAGACGGTGACGAGGAAAACAACCTCGTCACTTCTTTAATCCTCATGGCAACGGAGTTGGTCGAAGACATACTGCGCCGGAAAATGACGGAATTTGAAACGATACCCGAAACTGTGCGCCAAGCGGTGCTTCTGACAGTTGCAACCTTATACGAAAACCGTCAAGGCGGCAAGGAAGGACTAAACACGGCGGACTTAATCGACCTGATCAGAAGAATGACGTTTGCATACCGCAAGGAGGCATTTTGATGACAATAGGCGATTTGAACAGACGAATAAACGTACTCGAACAGCACGTGGAGCGCGACAGTTACGGTGCGGAAGTTGGAGACTGGATAATCGTCGGCAGAGTGTGGGCAAAAATCGAACCGGGAATTGGCAGGGAAAACCTAGTCAACGAGCAGGTGCAGGGATTTCAGGAAGCGCGTGTAACCATGCGCTTCTATCCTGCAATGAGCATTAAGCACAGAATTCAGTACGGCGACAAGTTCTACGAAGTAGTGTCGGTCAAGGACATAACGACAACGCACAGATGGACTGAGGTATCAGTCAGGGAGATTATCGATGGGATACAGCGCGAAACAAAGGAAAGTCCGAGTGAGCCTTGAAGGCGGTCAGAAACTTGTGAGAAGACTTAAAGCGATGGACGAAGCTGCCGCTGACATTCTGATGCAAGCGGCGAAGGCAGGCGGCAGGATAGCACTTGACGAAGCAAAGGAACGATGTCCAGTTGACACAGGAGCACTTCGAGACAGTCTCAATATGACAGAAAACACACAGAAACCAACGAAGGCGGACGTGAAAATCGACTATGACAAGAGCCTGAAATATGGCACTTTCGTAGAATTAGGCGCACGTGGTCGTCCTGCGAATCCATTTATGAGACAAGCAGTTGACGAAAACGTTGACAAAATCAATGAAGCAATATCGGCGGAGGTTTCCGACGCTGTTGGAAGGAGAATGTGATGGACTTTTTTGAGTGTATGGCTCAATACCTTTTGCAAAACAAGAAACTGCAAAAAGTTGTGAGCAATCGAATATACCCGATTATTCTGCCACAACAGCCGACGTTACCTTCTATCGTGTACACGCCAGTAACAACGACATATGGCGACGGATTACAACGCCAAACAGGCTTTGTTCGGCAAATCGTGCAGTTCTCGGTGCACAACACAACCTTCGGTAAGGCGCGGCAAACAGGGCGCGTTTTGAAGACGGTACTGCAAGACTTTAGCGGAGATATGTGCGGTATAAACATACAAGCAACGCACACACTCAGCGACTTGTCGTCGGACGGCGATTCGATGACGAACTACAAAACAGAAGAGTATTCAAACATACTCGAATTTGAATTCGATTACATGGAGGTATAAGAATGGCAATAGCAGGAAAAAGCGGAAAACTTGCGCTTGGCAACGATAATCCCGCAACCGTGGTTGGCATCAAGAATTGGTCGATTGACCTTTCACTTGACACGCTCGAAACAACCGCACTCGGCGAGGATTGGAAGAGTTATATCGCAGGCTTGAAAGAATGGACGGCATCAGCAGACGGTGATTTCAACATTCACGACGACCAAACAGGGCAGGCGGCACTTCAAGAAGCATATCTGAACGGCACAGTGGTTGACGTTAAGTTCTATGTGGACGGTACGCACTACTACGGCGGCAAGGCAATAATCAGTTCGCTGAGCATTGAAGACCCCGTCGATGACGTTGTTTCGGTAAGCATTGAGTTTACAGGCAACGGCGCAATTTCATTTAACTAGGAGGAAGAATACGCATGGCAAAGAAAACGGTAACGGTTGAACTCGATAAAGCGAGAAACCTCAGATACGGCATGAACGCTCTGGTCAAGGTCGAGGAAATGACAGGGAAGCCTATCACGAAACTTGACCTTGAAAACTTGTCGATGGGCAATCTCAGAACAATTCTGTTTGCGGGGTTGTGCCACGAAGACAAGGAACTCACACCCGAAAAGGTTGGGGAACTGATTGACGATTATTCTGATATCGGAACAATAGCTCAAAAACTGGGCGAAGCATTCACAGTGGCGTTCGGAAGTAAAGAAAAAAACTGAACACCCCAGTCTCGGATAATGACTGGGACATAAGCGATTATTATCTGTTTGCCATACGGAGTCTTGGGCTCGATCCGATAGCCGCTTGGGATTATACACCGTTTGAAATAAGCCTGCTTGCAGAGAACTATACGTTCAAAGCAAAGGAAGTGCTGAAGCGGGACATAACCCAAGCGTACTATACGGAATACTTTGCGCGGCACAAAAAACTACCGAGACTAAACAAGGTCTTGAAGGAAATAGACAAGCCTTCAAAAAAGATGACGAAGGGGGATATGGTGCTATTGGCAATGGCGAGGGAAAAGGGAGTTTTCCTCTAGGACAAAATAATTGGCATAAAAACTTGACAAAAAAGTTGGCATAAAAACTTGACAAGAAAAAGGGGGTGAGACTTTGGCGATTATTCGAAATCTGGTCGTGAAAATCGGAGCAGATATCTCAGGTTTAAGCAAAGGATTAAAAACAGCGCAAACAAAGTTGCAGAAACTCAGTTCAGGTCTCACCAGTATTGGCACTTCGATGACGATGAAGGTCACGATGCCGCTTGTTATGCTAGCAAAGCAAGCACTGGAAACCAGTGGACAATTCGAACAATCGATGGCAAACGCGGCTTCGGTCTCAGGTGCTACCGGCGAAGAACTGCAGAAAATGACAGATGTTGCCCGAGAGATGGGCAAGACAACTGTGTTCAGCGCAAGCGAAGCGGCAGATGCTATGTACTATATGGCATCAGCAGGCTACAAGGCGGAGCAGATGGCGCAAGCCATTCAACCGATATTGAACCTCGCATCAGCGACACAAAATGACCTCGCATATACTACAGACACAGTAATCGCAACGCTCAACCAGTTTCAACTGGAATCGAGCGAAGCAGAGAGCGTGTCAAACGTATTCGCTTCTGCAATCGGCTATTCGCAAGCAACACTAGAAAAGCTAGGCAACTCGATGGCGTATGTGGGACCCGTAGCAAACAGCTTGGGTTGGAGTCTTGAAGAAACCACTGGTGCGTTATCAGTTCTGTACAACGCGGGCTATGACGGAAGCATGGCGGGCACATCGTTGAGACAATCACTGGTGGCGTTGATGAATCCGTCGACAAGCGCAAAGAAAATCTTTGAAGACTTGGGGTTGCAGTTGAAAGACCTGGACCCCACGACAAACAATTTTGCTGACATAGTAGACAGACTACGCGAATCAGGTTTGACAACTGCTCAGGCGATGGAAGTGTTCGGAGCGCGTGCGGGTCCCGGAATGATGGCTCTGCTTGCGCAAGGCGGCGATGCGATAAGGGACACGACTGAAGCGATAACCGGCACAAATTCTGCTGCCGAAATGGCGGCGAAGCAAGTAAACACGATGCAAGGCTCGGCGAAGCTGATGAAGTCGATGATGGAAGAGGTCGCTATTTCAATTGGTGATATCCTGATACCGATGATACGCGAACTCATGGAAAAATACATGATGCCGTTGCTTGAAAAGTTTCAGGGACTAGCAGACGTATCGAAGACATTGGTCGTCAAAATCGCAATGGTAGCGGCGGCAATAGGACCCACGTTCCTCATATTGGGGAAAGTGGTAAAGGTCGGAAGTAAGTTGTTGAAGCTGATAAGCATGTGCTCGTCGCCAATTGGACTTGTTATCGCCGCGGTCATTGCTCTGGGTGCGGCTTTTGTCTATCTTTTCAAAACGAACGATGAATTCAGAAATAAAGTTTTGAAGCTGTGGAGCAGAGTAAAAAGCGGAATAATCAAGGCTTTGAACGCGATTAAGGCGTGGTGGGACACAAATGGCGAACTGGTTTTGCAATCAGTGAAGGCAGTGTTTCAGAAAATGGCAGATGTGATTGTGTTCGTAGTTGGAGTTGTAGTATCTCTAATCCGAAAATTTGTCTCTAGCATTTTATACTTGTGGGAGAACAATAAGGCATTCAGGGATGCGGTAGTTCAGATATGGAACGGCATAAAGCAAGCAATAACTTCGGCGATTTCATTCATTGTGGCATGGTGGGAAGAAAACGGACAACGGCTATGGGAGAGCGTGAAGACGATTTTCAACACGATATGGGATGTTGTCGTAGCCGTGCTTGACCAACTTATAAAGAGCGTAACCGTGTTCCTCGGTTATTTGACACCCATTTGGGAGCAAATAAAGAGCGTCTTCGCGTCACTATGGAACTTGCTTCAGGAACTGTGGGTACTGTTTGAGCCACTTTTGAAGGTTATTGGTGGAGTGCTTTCGGGACTTCTTGCTACGGCATTAGGCGTGATAAACGGAATTATACAGGCACTAGGACCCTTGATTCAGGCAGCCCTTGACGTTCTCCAAATCGTGATAGACGTGGTTGGCGCAATCGTCTGCTTGCTTACGGGCGACCTTGACGGCGCGTGGTCGCACATGAAGAGTGCAGGCTCAAGTGTTTCGAGTTTCTTCGAGCACTTGTGGGAAGGAATGAAAAACTTTGCGAAAGGTTTCGTTGATGCTTTCCTCGGCTTTTTCAGCGGATTTGGCATTGATTTTGTCGCAGAAACAAAGCGAATCTGCGGCATAGTTGGCGACTGGTTTGCAAACTTGTGGACTGGCATCAAGAACGGAGCACAGAACATTTGGACAGCAATAACTGGCATATTCGGCAAGATAGGCGACTGGTTCAGCAACTTGTTTAAAGATGCATATAACTGGGGCAAAAATCTCATTCAATGCATCGTGGACGGCATAAACGCGGCAATAGATTGCGTAGGCGACAGCATCAAGAGCGTAGGACAGAAGATTAAAGACTTCTTGGGTTTCAGTTCTCCTACAAAGAAGGGACCCGGACACACGGCGGATGAGTGGATGCCGAACATGATGGATATGTTCGCGGAAGGCATTAAAACAAAACTACCTGACATCGAAGCGGCAGTGAATATGACGGCAAGCACGTTGGCAAATCTTGGTGGAGTGAGCGCACCGCAGAGGGACGATACTGGGATGCTAAACAGCATACTGAGCGCAATGAGCTTCATGCAAACAACAAATAAAGGCGGCAACGAACCAGTGGAACTTTCCATAGACGGTCAGGTGTTCGCCAGAGTGATACTCCCAAGTCTAACGAAGGAGTTCAGAAGAAACGGCATAGTGATAGCGGGGGTGTAAGATGGACTATTTCAAAATAAACAGCAAGTCGTTAACGCGCAACCCGACTAGCATTAGCCAGTCAAAATATAAAATACAAAAGACAGACAGAACCATAGACGGCACCTTGGTCGCAGACATAATCGCTGTAAAAAACAAGGTGTCGTTTACATGGGACTATCTAACAACCGCAGACCTGAAAAAACTCACGGACGAAGTGAACGGAAGCAGTTTTCCAGTAGTGGAATACAACGACCCTGACAGCGGCGAAATGCTTAACATAACAGGTCACGCGGGCGAAATCACGTACACACCGTATTATGACGTGCGAACACGCGGTCTATTGTGGAAAGAAGTAAACGTGTCATTCGAGGAGAGGTAGCGTATGAGTTATGCGAGTAACCCGAGACACGTGCTCGGCAAGGTAAACATTGTATACGCGGACAGCGAAATCTCGATGGACTTGTCGGTGGAGACTTCGGGAAACGGAGAGATATCGTACCCCGAACAAGTTTACGGCAGTCATCTGACACCGACTATAAAGGCTTGCACGATGGACGGAAACTCTACGATGGGCGGCGGGCATCAGATGAACGGACGGGGACTGATAACAGGTTGGTGGTCTGATGTTCACTGTGACGAGAACGGCGTATTTCAGAACCCGCCGTGGATAAAGCTAAACTTCATCGAAAGACCGATGATACGGTGGACGTTGCTTGGAGACAACAAACTGATGCAGTACCCAGTCGATTTTGACCTGAGCATTTATCAGGGAGAGAATTTGGTTGATACGCGTCCAGTGCGGGGAAATGATAAGGTAGGTGTTCAGATACACTACGCGGTCCCTCTTGTTGGGATAACGTCTATAAGGATGACAATCCTGAAATGGAGCGCGCCGAACGCAAAAGCGAAGCTGTTGCAATACTTCGATATTGTCGAGGAAGAATACACCGGCTCCGACCTAAAAGAGTTTGAAATACTTGAAGAACTGTGCAAAGACGGAGACGTTGGGTATGGAATTAACAGCGATACGGCATCATTTACGATATTCAACAAGAACAGGAAATTCGATAGGGGATACTTGAAATCGTTGGTGCTACTGGGCAGGAAGGTAATACCGTTCATCGGCGTAGAGAAGGAAGACGGCACAATCGAATATACCAAGTTTGGCACGTTTTATTCTGATGATTGGAGCGTGCCACAAAGCGATGTGTGGGTGAAACTGAAATGCGTTGACAAACTAGACCGGCTACAGCGAATAACGTATGTCGGGTATCCATATACGGAGATGGCAAACCTTTACGACATCGCGGAAGACATACTGAAACAGAGTGGCTTCAAGCCTTCAGAATACAGTATAGACGAAACGCTGAGAACGGAATTGATTGACAGGGCGTTCCTGCAAAAGGGAACGAGTTGGGACAGCTTGCAGTCGGTGTGCTACGCGGGGCTATGCAACGCATTCGTGGACAGAAACGATATTCTAACCATACAAAAAGAGAGAATCAGCACAAGGGATTTTCCGATCGGCGCGGACAAGATAACCAGTTTTGAAAAGCATACACGCAAGACGGACTTCTGCAATTATGTAGAGGTAGCGTACACGGACGTTGAAGTTACGACAACACAGGTTACGGCTTATGAGGGTTATGTGAGCATCGATGCGGGAACGCAGAAAACCCTGACGGTCGACTATGGCAGTCTGATAACGGATGCGTTTATTAGTATGCAACCTAGTGCTGGAATACAGGTGATAAACTTCGATAGCGGAGTGAACGGTGGAAAGTTCACAATAAAGAACAACAATACTACGGCGGCGGTCATCACGGTAACGATAAAGGGAATGTCAATGTCAACATCGACACAGACCGTCGTTGCAACAGACGAAGAAAGCATCGAAGCCTGGGGCAAACAAGAATACATTTACGAAAGCAGTGACCTGATCCAGAGTTATGATAGGGCGCAGGAGATTGCAGAATTGCTTTTGAGCAGACTGAGACAGGGGAACGGAAACGTGAAAATATCGTGGCGCGGAGACCCGGGACTAGGTTTGCAGGACACTTTCGTAACAAGAGACAGATATGGAACGACGGACAAATGCGTAAACGAATACAATCGCTACAAGTTTGACGGCGGTCTACAACAAGAAACAAGAGGGAGGTTATTAGATGGCGACGTGGAATGAGCCAAGAAGCAACTACGTGATTCAAGACGAAGTAAAACCTGAAATCTTTAACAACCTCGCCGAAAACGAAAAGTATCTGAAGGAAACGCAGGACACAAAAATCACGTCGGCTGAGGTGCAAAACGCAACGATAGCAAGCGTGGTATATGGTAGCAGAGAAAACATAGCGGCAAGCGAAACGTTGAAGGTTGCCATAGGCAAAGCACGGAAATGGTTTGCCGACTTGAAGGCGTGCGCTTTCAAGGATGTGATAACGGAATCGGACATAAGCGGTACTATCAGCGGGAGCAAAATAAGCGGCGAGGTTGCCCTTGCGACTAAGGCAAAGCAGTTGGAAACTGCGCGAAGCATAGGACTATCGGGAGTAACAGCAACGGCAAGGTCTTTCAACGGCACGTCGGCGATAACGATACCGATTACGGCAGTTCCTGCAAGTCTGTTAACTGGCACGATTGCGCTTGATTCAACAGGTAATGCGGCAACGGCAACGAAGCTGAAAACGGCACGTACTTTCGCATTATCGGGAGTAACAGCGCAAGCAGTAAGCTTTGACGGAAGCGGCAACGTTACGTTGGTGATAACCGGAATACCGGCAACGCTTTTGACAGGCACTGCAAGCATTCCTACGAGCGGCAACGCGGGTAGCGCAACCAAGCTACAAACCGCACGAACAATCGGTTTAAGTGGCGTTACGGCGACAGCACAGAGCTTCAACGGAACCTCGAATATCACAATTCCGATAACGGCGATTCCAGTCAGCTTATTGACAGGAACGCTAGACAGGGGAAGGTTGCCAGTTGCAACGGCAAGTGCTGTCGGAGCGGTCAAAGGTGGCTCGAATGTTACGGTAGCGGCAGATGGGACTATGACAGCAACCTTCTCAGGAACTGGTATAACAGTTACAGCGCGTGCCGGACTGGGCAATTTGACAAACCTTGATGCGGTGTTGAACTACATATCCAACGTATTCCTCGGAAGTCAAGCAGTAACGAAAATCAAAGCAGGCACCTTTGACACTACGAGTTAATGGGGGGGAATATGGCAAATATTAAGGTTATACGTGGAGACACGCTGAACATAGCCGTCGTAAACATTCTGATAGAAATGGACGACGGCTCTTTTTATCCCATATCAGGTGAAGACAGATTCACGTTTTCAATATGCATGCCGAGGAACAAGCCGATACTACAACGGCGATTTCCTGAGAATATGCAACTGGTCAATGGCAACGATTTGCTGATGACATTTTCCCCTGAGGAAACGGAAACGCTGAAATGTCTGAACTATGACTACGACTGCAAGTTCGATTACAAGGGAAAGGGCGAGGACATATACACAATCGCTAGGGGCGAGTTGCAGGTGTATGAGTCGGCAACGAAACTAGCAGGAGGTAGCGCATGAAGGAAAAGGTGATACGGATAGAAGCTGAAGTTGGACAGTTCAGCAGGGTAACAAGGAACTACAACGGAGTGGAAAACGACACGACGATTGTATTGATAGACAACCCGAAAAGCACGATTGAGGTGCAACTGAAATCTCAGCAATACGGAAGCAAATTAGAGTTCCCGAACGTAGGCAATAGTTCAGTGGTTTATTTGGACAAGGCGGCAAACAAGGCTTACAGGTGGGACGAAGACAACTTGAAATACTACTGCGTGGGCAGTAACTATGAAGACATAAAAATCATTAACGGAGGTACAGCAAATGAGTAATTTTACTTTGGAGAGCAGAATTCAGATAAGGAACGACATCGCGGCAAATTGGGTAACGGAAAATCCGATACTGTTGAAGGGCGAAATCGGTATTGAGAACGATACGAGGAAGTTCAAAATCGGTGATGGTTCAACCACTTGGAACACCTTGAAATATGCCAGTGCGCATGAGGTGCAGTTGAACACGGTAGATCCGACCAACACGGACGTGGACTATGATATCGGTTCGTTGTGGATAAACACCACGGCAAAAACAACTTTCACATTGGTCGCAAAGACGGCAACGGCGGTATGGAAAAGACTGGTTACGGCAGAGGAAATCCTTGTCGTAGCAGAAGCGCAAGTCGCACAAAAGTTAAAAACGGCTAGAACTATCGGTATAACAGGAGACGGCACCGGTTCCACGAGTTTTGACGGTAGCGCGAACGCATCAATCACCCTCGTGTTGAAAAACAGTGGTGTCGGCGCGGGCACTTACACAAAACTGACCGTAGATGCAAAGGGTATCGTAACGGCGGCAGAACAACTCTCGGCGGCGGACATTCCTGAATTGACACTCGCAAAAATCACAGATGCGGGCACTGCGGCAAGCAAGAATGTTGGTACAGCGACAGGCAACGTGGTAGAGGTTTTGGAGAACGGCAAAATTGACGAGAATCTGTTGCCTGCAATCGCAATCTCTGAAACGTTCGAGGTCGCAAGTCAAGCGGCAATGCTTGCTCTTGATGCGCAGACTGGTGATGTTGCCGTAAGAACGGACGAGAACAAGTGCTATATTTTGAAGCAAAAGCCCGCAAACACCCTCGCAAACTGGGTATTGCTCCGCACGCCGACCGACCTCGTGTTATCCGTAAACGGCAAGACAGGTGCTGTTGTTCTCACAACTTCGGACGTTGCAGAAGGAACAAACCTTTACTACACCGAAGCAAGAGCAACGGCAAACTTCAACGGCAACTATGCTGCAAAGAGTTCAGGTGGCTTGACTGATGGCGCAACGATTGTGCATTCGACTGATACGGTGATACTTAACGGCGGCAATGCATAAGGAGGTGGGCTATGTCAACCTTCACTATAAAGGCGAAGCAACAGCAGAGGATTGACACGGCGGCGAACTGGGTGACCAAAAACCCAGTTCTGCTTGTCGGCGAACTAGGCATAGAAAGCGACACAGGGAAGATAAAAGCGGGAAACGGCGTTGCAGTGTGGAACTCGCTTGCGTATATCGGCATAACGACCGAATACCTTGAAGCGAACTATGTCAAGAAAACTGGAAACGCGGCAAGCGCAACGAAACTAGCAACGGCGCGGAGCATAGGTATATCAGGTGTAACGGCAACCGCAAAAACCTTTGATGGGACAGCGGCAATTGTGATACCAATCACAGCAGTGCCTGCGACACTCTTGACAGGAACGGCAAGCATACCGACAACAGGAAATGCGGGAAGCGCAACAAAGCTTCAGACAGCAAGAACCATTGGGCTGTCGGGAGTAACCGCTACTGCGCAAAGCTTTAATGGGACGGCAAACATAGTCATACCGATAACAGCAGTGCCGACAAGCCTGCTCAGTGGCAATATTGATGCAAGCAAAATTACGGTAGCGGCCAACAGCTACTTGGGCAACAACACAAACCTTGCTTCTGTTCTGACCTATATCGCAAACGTGTTTGCGGGCAGTCAGGCAGTGACAAAGATTAAGGCGGGTACATTTGACACTACAACATAAGGAGGGAATATGGGGTATAGCAGAAACGGACAAGACTTTGTAAATACGCTGTGTGAAGTCTCTTGGGGTAGCGACGATAAGCGCGGTAAAGCAGATATCAATACTAGTAAGTTTTGGTTTGGTGGAGCAAGCCGCGCAACAAATTATCCTAGTGCTCAGTTTATAACCTATGTGAGCGGATTCCGTTATAGCAAAGAAGCATTGGGTGGCAAGTATGGTGGGTGGCCGACATTCCAAAGAAAGTCGTATGAGATATCCGCAAAAGGTTACAGACCATATAGTAAATACAGATATTCAACATCGACAAGCGGCAACTTGTTCATCAAGCGCGGAACTGATGGCTCGATATTTGTGACTAGTGCATTTAACAGTGGTTCAGGAACAGTCGTTATTCCTGCCGCACTTGCCGCGAAATACTGCTTTGTTTGCACGTGCGGCGGCGGTGGCGGCGGCGGTGGTTCTACAGCGGTTGCATCAGCAGGTGGTGGCGGCGGAGCAGGATACGGTTTCTTGCTTTTGGAAATCACCAAGTTTATATCGTGCTACATAGGTGAATCGGGTGCAGGCGGCGGCGGTACTCAAAACGGAAGTTGGGGAGCGGACAGCTCAATCGCGTATTATGCTGATGCTCTAGCATACAGAAACGGCGGCTCAAAACTGGATGAATTCAGGTGCTATGCGGGTGAGTCAGGATACGGCGGTGGCAATAATGGCGGCAGTGGTGGCGCGGGAAAAGGGACAAGCGGACCCGCTACTGGCACATACATATACGCAGTTGCCCGCAAAGCAGGAGCAAGCGGGGCAACCCGAAATGGCACTGGTGGCACAAGCGGAGTGAACTTTACAAACTACACGCCTGAGTCAGAGACAATCACATACTTCACTGGAGGTGGTGGCTCTTCTGGCGGTTCGTCAGGCGGCGGTGGTGGCGGCGGCTCACCACTTGGTCAGGGCGGAAGCGGTGGCAGTAAAGGCGGCGGTGGAAACGGCACACTTGGCTCAGGCGGCGGTGGTGGCGGATACAAAGCTTTCACCACGCAGTCAGGCGGCTCAGGCGGACCCGGCTATATAAGCATAATGTATTAGGAGAATAATATGGCAATTTTAATGAACGAAACAAACAACTACTACAAGATTGAGTTCGATACTTGCAAAATAATGGGGTTGTCGGTATATGTCACGTTTTCCGTTTATCAAACACCGGAAGACAGGGAAAAAGAAAAGGTACGCCGACCGCTTTTGTCAGGTTTTCTGACAAAACTGCAACAGCGAATCACGGCTTTGAACGATGGCTTATTGGCGAAGGTCGCCGAAATGGGCGTGCAACCACAGGACATAACCGATGAAAATGGAATGATACTAGCTGACACATACCCCGAAATGCGCGCACAGCAGGATGAGCTTATAGCATTACAGGCAATGCCCCAACAGATATATGACAATGCTTATCGTTATGGTGTCAGCACTCCTGCGCCAATTGAGTATTTCATAAGCAATGAAACGCTTGTGGCAGATTACGGCTTCGATGAAACATGGGTGACAGACCCGATAATGCTCTCACAGCAAGCGGAGGTTTACTGCGGCGAATATGACGGCGAAGCAATCACAATGGAGTTTTACTACAACAGATTGAAGACGGTCATGGTCGGCGCGACCGAGGACTGCTGAGGAGGAATATGCAAGTTTTAACAATAGTATTGAGCATACTGGCAAGTGTCATCAGCGGGATGGCACTTTTCTTTATGCAGAGATTTTTCAAGCGCAAGGCAAAGAAAGATGAGGAGCGCGACGAAATGAAGCGCAAGGAAAACGTGTTGATACTTAAAAGTATCAATGCAGTAGGAAAATTGACCTATGCAGATGCCATAGCAATACGAGACGGCAAGACAAATGGCGAAATGCGTGAAGCAATGGAATCATACGCAGAGGTCAAGGATGAACTGTACGAGTATCTGCTCGAACAGAATGCAAGGAAATAGGAGGGAATATGGACTACTTACAGATTATCAGTGTACCGGCGATAGCGACTATCGTCTATTGGGTTGTGAACTTGATCAAGTACGCGACCAAAAACAACGAAACGTTCAAACGTTTTATTCCGTTGTTATCAGCGGGATTGGGCGCGGTGCTTGGACTGATTTGCTTCTACGGCGTACCCGACATCATAGCGGCACCAAATGTGCTAGTAGCGGTTTTGTCAGGCGGTGCAAGCGGACTATCGGCAACCGGCTGTAACCAAGTTATAAAGCAATTCACGAAGGAAAGCAAAGGGGACAAAGACGATGGAACAGGAAATACAAAAGTTTGAGTTTAAGTGCGCCTGCGCAATCGTGACGAGCATGATGCGGAGCGGAAAAATCACTACGGTCGAGCACGATTTGATTGTGCAGAAGCTGAAACAGAAGTACGGAATTGAAGAAGAGCATACGGCTTAGTTCGTATGCTTTTCTTTTTTGCCAAAACGGTACACGTGAGATACGAAACATTGTTCTGGCAAAAGTATTATTTCTAGCCGTTTTTGCTAGACTTTTGAAATTATTTCCTGCCTAATTGTCCCTACCCTAAAAGGGAATAAATTAAGGAGATATTAACATGGAGAAAATCAAGACAGCGGCGTACTGCCGCGTAAGCACGAAAAATGCAAATCAGGAAATGAGTATCACCGAACAAATTCGGTACTACACAAAGCTGATGGACGAAACACCGGAATATCTGAACTGCGGCGTATATGCAGACAACGGCGTTTGCGGTAGATACCTTAGAAACAGGGATGCATTCATTCAGCTGATGAAGGATTGCGAACTTGGAAAAATCGACATGGTATTCTGCAAGTCAATAAAACGATTCGGGCGTAGCGTACTAGACACAATGCGCGCAGTAACGCGACTACAGGAACTTGGAATACCAGTCGTCTTCGATGTGGAAAGGTTGAACACAATAACTGACCGAAGCAACATACTGCTGACCTCACTGGCGCAGATCGCTCAAAGCGAATACGAAGAAAAGTCGGAAGCGGTAAAGTGGTCTGTGCGAAAAAGGTTTGAGCGCGGGGAGATGATAATCAACCCAAATACGCCACTTGGCTACAAGTTTAACGAAGATGGAAAACTGGTAGTCGTAGAGGAAGAAGCAAAGTTGGTGCGCAAAATCTACGAAGACTATGTGCACGGCGTAGGATGTGCCGCAATAGCAAAGAAACTTAACGCGCAAGGCAAAACGACAGCCCACGGAAAGACGTTCCTGTCGTCAACGATACTCTACATACTTAAAAACGAAAAATACAAAGGGGACGTACTCCTTCAAAAGTGGATAGTGGTAGGCGGCAAAAAAGTCAAGAATAACGGATGTGTTGAAAGCTACTATGTAGAAAACAATCACGAAGCAATCGTGTCAAGGGAACTATGGGACAGGGCGCAGGAAATGATAGCAAAGCACCGAAACTGCGACTATGTTAAACCGGAAAATAGAGTAAAGGACGTGTTCCGCGGAATGGTCTACTGCGGTGTATGCGGCTCAAAAATGTTGCGCATAGACCACGGAACAGCGGGCAAAGCAGTGCGATATGGATGCGGAGTCAGAGCACGGAGCGCAAAAGAGTGTAAGTCAGAGAATGTTAAGAGGGAAACGCTTGCGGATGGCTTCATCGCGCTGTACAACGAACTGCGCGGCAAGCACAAACCATTAAAGCAAATGTACTTCACGGCTGATGTGCGAGAACAGGACGAAGTGTTAGAAAAACTGCTCGAACAGGAAAGAGTCTTCCTGCAACTACAGGCACGCGGACTAATGACCGACATGATGAAGGCGGAATACAACAAGCTGATAAATAAGATTATTACGACAGAAAACTTAAAAAAGAATCTGCTGAATAAGAATGCGACAAACGTACAGGCACAGTCAGACCTTCGACAGTTTAACAAGGCACTGGCGGCAACGAAGGAAGATATAACGGCACTAGACGATAATCTCTTCACGGCGATTGTACGAAGGGTGGTTGTAAATAGCCGAGAGGAAATCGTCTACGAACTTAAATCGGGAGACAATGCAATAGTCAGCATCGAATATGGCTACAGAGACAAAGATATAATAGGAGGTATAAGGTATGAGTCAAGTAAATAAAGTGCGAGTGATACCCGCCGCGCCGAAGCATAACACCTACGAAGCATTATTTGAAAGAAAGAAGCGCGTGTGCGCGTATGCGCGTGTCTCAACCAATAAGGAAGAGCAAGTGACAAGCTTCGAATCGCAGAAGCGGTACTACACGAACTACATACAGGAAAACCCTGAATGGGAGTTCGCGGGAATATATGCGGACGAAGGTATATCGGGACGAAGCATGAAGAAAAGAGGTGAGTTTAGACGAATGGTGCAGGATGCGCTTGACGGCAAGATTGACATGATAATGGTCAAGTCGGTGTCGAGATTCGCACGGTGCGTTGTGGATGTGCTGACAATCGTTGATGAACTGAGACAGAAGGGCGTACCAGTCATATTTGAAAAGGAACACCTTAACAGCATAGAGGACGATAAGCGCACAAACTTCATGATAACACTGTACGCATCAATAGCGCAGGAAGAATCAGACAGTTTGAGCGACAGTGTGAACTGGGGAATTCAGCGCAGAAATGAACAGGGAATAGTACGCGGCGTTAGGATATACGGATACGATATGACCGAAGATAAAAAGTACATAGTCAATCCAGAACAGGCAGAGGTGGTGAGGTTAATATTCAGCCTATACCTCAGCGGGTTGAGTAGCAAGGGCGTAGCGAACGAATTAAAAAAGCGCGGGATAAAGACATATAAAGGCTTCGACAACTGGGACGAATCGACAATACTGTATATGCTGAAAAATGAAAAGTATCTAGGGAACGCGCTTCTCCAAAAGACGATTCTGGAACCGTGGCGTGCAAAGCGACGTACAGCGTATGCCGACAAGCAGATGTACCTAGTAGAGGACAATCACGAAGCGATAATTGATAAAGACACATACAACCGGGTACAACGCGAATTGGAGTTCAGAAAGACTATACGTAGCTACACGAAAACAGGAAGGGGCGGCTACTCATCACTGTATCCCTTCTCGTGTAAGGTGTTTTGCTACCAGTGCGGAAGCGTATTCAGACGGCACAACTATCACAGCGCAGGGAAGACGATACCGACGTGGGTATGTGTGAACCACGAAAATAACGGCAACGCAGTATGCTCACAGAAACCTATAAGAGAGGACGAGCTGAAGCAAGCCTTCATGAGGGTGGTAAACGCGCTTGTAGCGGACAAAAAAGCGATGCTAAGGAAGATACAAGAGAGCATTGAGGAAACGGTCGGCAAGGGCGACCTGAGCGGCAGAATCGAGGAACTGGACAAACAGATACAGGAGAAGCAAAGGGAACTCGTAACAATGATGAACAGGGCAAGGAACGCTAACGAAATCATAATGAACGAAGGCGCGCAGAATGCAATAATGGCAGAGATAGAAAAGCTGACAGAGCAGAAGCGGCACTACGAAAACACAACGGTAGAGAACGAAAGAAACAGCGGTAGAGTTGAAACGCTGATAGACCTAGCGGAGAGGAAAGTGCAGATGACAGAGTTCAATGATACGCTGTGCAGGGCACTACTGGAGAAGGCGGTCGTCGATGGAAAGGAAGTGACCTTCATGCTCGGCGGCGGCTTGGAAATAGCAGAAACACTTAACTAAACACAACGCGCCACCGTGGGAAACTGCGGTGGCTTCTTTTTCAACTTTTCACGGAAGACATTTTCAAAACTTACTTATGGCGGAACGACTTTTTAGAAACACTCCGTCTCTCCAAGTTTACGTTTATAGTACCAAAGATGCAAATGGTAATACATTAGTGGCTGGTATTAATGATATTCGGTCCATGCAAGTTATACTACCGATAATGGCAGCAATGTGTTTAGCTCTTGCGTTATTGACAGCATTTGGAGTAAAAGAAAGATTTGTACAAAAAAGAGCAACTGTCAACAAGGTGAAGTTTTCAGAAGGGCTGAAGAGTGCTGCTCGGAATAAGTACTTTTGGATTAATACAATTTCTACAATACTTGGTGTGTTTAGAATGGCAGCAACTGTATATGTTGTATGGATTGCCACATATTATATAGCAACAGATTGGGCCCAATCTATTTTAGTGACGCTAGCAGGAAGCGCATGTGTCCCTGGCATGATATTAGCTCCCATGCTTATTAATAAATTTGGTAAGAAAAAGATTGTAATAGCTATTAATACTTTATGTGCTATATTCACTGTGCCCATTGTTTTAGCAGCAAGCATGCCAACAGTTGCAACCCCATATGTTATGTATATTTTCATATTACTAATTACTCTCTTTAATGGTGCAACTGTGGTAATACAACCAGCTCTTAGTGCTATGATTAATGACTATCAGCAATACAAGACAGGGCAAAGAATAGAAGGATTTATGGGGCAGTTGTCCTTTGTTTTGTTAACTATAGTTGGGCTTGGAACTGCTTTTATCAACCCAGCAATCTATGAGGCTTTTGGCTTTATAGACGATGCTAGTGTGTTATACGACACAGAAAATGTGACATCTCCTATAATCATGTGGACATCTCTCATCGCGATTCCGAGTGGAATACTCAGCGTAATTCCTTTCTTGTTCTGGGATTGA